GCATCAGATCCTGGAAGAGACGTACGCGTCCATAACCCAGCCCACAGCCGAGAGGCTCCGCACCGAGCAGATGCACAGACTAGACAACCTACGCAAAGCGGCCAACGGGATCATCGCCAGGCACACTGAGCACGACGATCCGACGGTGCTGGCAGCGATGGACAGGCTACTCAAGGTGGATGCCAGGGAGGCAGCGCTGTTCGGGCTGGACGCGCCTACGCAGGTGGAGAGCCGGCAGTACAGCTACTCAGTGAACGGTGTCGATCCCGAGGCGCTGAAGTAGAGATCAACTGTGCTACACCATAATGCGCCGTAGGGTGCGTAAGGCATTGACCTGGTGTAATCGAGGCGGAACTCCCAAAAGTTGATCGAGGCCGCCGAATGTTCCCAGCCCTGCATTTGCTGAGGTAGCCGTACCGTCTTACGCTACGGGGAAGTCACCCGCGGTGGTCGGGCTGTCGGACGCGAGGGGTCTCAGGGGAGAGCCAACCGGGCTCTATGTGCTTGGCCTTCTTCGCTAGTCGTCTTGAACGTCGGTTGCCGTTCGGGTCAACCACGACGTAGTCGACGGGGATCTCGGTGCGCCTGACACCTCGGCCCTTGTTCTTCACGGTCTCCAGCCTTCCTGGCGCATCTTGGCGATCATCCTCCTGATGAGGTCTGAGCGGGTGGTGTTCTGCGCTCGCGCTTGCTGGTCGAGCCAGTCGATGCCGCTCTGGTGCAGGCGGATGGTGATGGTGGGTCTCGGGGGTCCGGGGCGGGGCATCAGGACACTCGCCATTGTGATGGTCGGCCGCGGGCCGCTCGCCAGCGTCGCTTGAATCGGCGTAGGTACCACCGGTCACGCAGCTGTCGTATCCACCTCATGCGTAACACGATACGCGGGGTCCGAGGGTAGCGTCTTACGAAACGCCGGGAGGGCTGGTGCGTACTCCCTCCCTCGCAGCACGGGTCACACTCAGCCGGCAGCGGCTGCTCAACCACCCAGGCCATGATCAGAAGAGTCACGGCCGCAAGGGTGGCGGCGGACCAGGATCCGGACGGGACCTGACGGACGATCTCGATTACGACGCGATCGCCGCCGGCAAGCACAACTCTCCCGTCGACAAGATGCTCGGCCGGATCCAGCGTGAGCAGGGCTTCGATGGCCCGGCCCAGCAGGTCGATGAGGCGGAGTGGCAGCGCCTGCAGGATGAGGGCGGCACCGTCGTATTCCGTGGCGTGCGCGGCGTCGAAGACGGATCCACCGCCGAGGAGATCGTTCAGGGTTACGCCGAGGGCGAGTTGGTGCCGACCCGTGGGAACTACGGCAGTGGGACCTACTTCACCACCAGTCAGGCTACGGCCGACAAATATGCCAGCGGCGAAGCGTTCGGTGGAGCTGTCTTCGAGGACGCAGGTTCGTTTACTGGAGGCGCTACCGCCGAAGTGATGCTGATGCCGGGTGCTCGCGTACTCGAATGGCGCGAGTCGGACCGTTTGCGACAGGACGTTGGAGGAATGGGCGTCCACGACATACCCAGCACGCCCCGCCAGCGGGTCTTGGCAGACGAGGGTCGAATGGCCGCGGCGCTGGGTTACGACGCTGTTCGCGTCTCGCTCGGCGACACCGATTATGGCGACGAACTGATCGTGCTTAACAGGACCGCGACGGCCGTTCGGGCGTGACCCAGACCCTCACCCACTCCTACACCCCCCGCGGCGTCCTGAAGGACCTGTTCTCCTGCCGCGCTGGTGAAGTGCTGGTGGCCGGGCCGGCGGGGACGGGCAAGTCGATGGCCTGCCTGCAGAAGCTGCACATGGCCGCGCTCGTGAACCCCGGCATGCGGGGGCTGATCGTCCGCAAGACGCTCGCCAGCCTGGGCAGCACCGCGCTGGTGACGTGGCGGACCCGGGTCGTGGCTGAAGCGCTCGCGTCGGGCATGGTCCAGTTCTACGGCGGCAGTCCGCAGGAGTCACCCCAGTACCGGTATGCCAATGGGTCGGTGATCGTCGTCGGGGGGATGGACAAGGCCATCCGGATCATGTCCTCGGAATACGATCTTGTGTACGTGCAAGAGGCGACCGAGCTCCTCGAGGACGACTGGGAATCCCTCACCACCCGTCTGCGGCACGGGAAGATCTCGTTCCAGCAGTTGATGGCCGACTGCAACCCGGCCCAACCCACGCATTGGCTCAAGGCCCGCGGGGACCGGGGAATCACGACCGTCCTCGAGTCACGGCACGAGGACAACCCGACCCTGTATGCCGAGGACGGTTCGCTGACCGAGGTCGGCGAAAGCTACATCGGCAAGCTCGACGCCCTGACCGGGGTCCGGTATCTGCGGCTGCGTAAGGGGTTGTGGGCCGCGGCCGACGGGATGGTGTTCGAGGAGTACGACCCGCTCGTCCACCTCGTCGACCGGTTCCGGATCCCGGACGACTGGACCCGGTGGTGGACGGTGGACTTCGGCTACGTCCATCCCTTCGTCGCGCAGCAGTGGGCCGAAGACCCCGACGGCCGGCTGTTCCTGTACCGGGAGATCTACCGCACCAAGCGGACGGTCGACCAGCACTGCGTGGACCTGCTGTCCTTCGGGGACACGAAAGAGGGCCGCAAGGTCAACCCACCGCCCACGCGTAGGGACTACAAGTACACCGGCGAGAAAAAGTACGCGTGGCAGGGCCGGCTGTGGAACGAACCCAAACCCAGAGCCATCATCTGCGACCACGACGCCGAAGGCCGAGCTGTACTCGAGCGCGAGCTGGGGATGTCGACCGTGGCGGCGAAGAAGACCGTCACCGACGGCATCCAGGCCGTCCAGGCGAGACTCAGGCCAGCTGGCGACGGGAAGCCCCGGATCTTCATCATGCGCGACGCCTGCGTCCAGGTCGACGAGGAACTGGCGGACGCGAAGAAGCCCACCTGCACCGCCGACTCGATGCTCTCCTACGTCTGGGACACCGGCATCGGTAAGAGGCCGAAGGAGCTTCCATTGAAGATCGACGACGATGGCGCCGACGCCCTCCGGTACATCGTCGCCCATCTGGATCTCAAGTCGCGGGCCCGGATCCGGTGGCTGTGATCGACCTACGCGCCCGCGCGTGGGGCCGCATCGAAGCGGTCAGGGGCGGGAAGTACCTCAACCACCCCGGCCATGACCAGAAAAGTCATGGCCGTAAAGGTGGGGCTGGGGAGACCGTTCGCGACTCGCTGGCCAAGGCGAAGGACACAAAGGCGATCGCGGCGGCCGCTTCGGCTGAGGCCAAGAGGATCACGGGGCGGGACATTCCGTTCGACATGGAGGGCGCAGACCCGCAACTGGCACGTGAATACTCTGAGGGTGTGCTGCAGGGGCTGGAACGGTTCCCGGATGCACCGTTGGGGGCCGTGAAGACGTACGGAGACGAGCACCCATTCACACGCGAGCACCCAACGGCGTTCGCCGTGACCCAGGGCGTGGGCGTGGTCGAGGGCGGCAAGTTCTCCATGCAATCGACGATCTACTTCAATGCCGGAAGCCGGTATGCCGACCCGGCCGCACTCCGGGCGCTAAAGTTGGAGTCCCACGAGGCGGGCCACAACGTCACCAGCACTCCCCGTGGGACGGCGCTGCACGAGTTTGGTCACGTCCTGACGCAGGGCGGTGGGCCGGTGGGGCACCGGGCTGTCTACGATCGGGCCGTCGAACACGCCAACGCCGCCGGGGCCAGTCCACGGACGCACATCACTCGACACGTGTCGCAGTACGCCTCGTCCGCCATGGGTGAGTTCGCCGCCGAGGCGTTCGCGGACGTGATGCTGAACGGATCCGGCGCGTCAGACCTGTCGCAGGAAGCGTTCGCGGTTATTGAGGGGGCGTACCACCGGTGACCTCCCGACCGCTGCCCCAGTGCTCCGCCTGCCTTCACCTCGCGGTCGACCCGGAGCAGACCTGTGCCGCCTTCCCCGACGGGATCCCCGATGAGATCTGGTGGAACCGCGCCGACCATCGGGAGCCGTTCGAGGGGGACGGCGGGATCCGCTGGACACCGCTCGATGAGGACGCCGTCTACCCCGAGTGAAGTTCCTGACCCGCGCCTTCCTCGTCGGCCTGCTCCAGATCCTCGGCTTCGCTGCCATCTCCTTCGCCCTGGGCATGTGGCTGCTGCCCCTCGGAATCGCCTGCGCCGGGGTCTGCCTGTTGCTTCTCGCCGCACTCGTGGAACGGGGGCCCCGTGATACGTCTGTTGGCCGGTGACTTCCGAGGTGAGGTGGAAGCCTCCCGCGCGCGCATGGCAGCAGTCGTGTCGGTCCTCAACCACCCCGGACACCCGGACCAGAAGTCGCACGGGCGCAAGGGCGGGCAGTCAGATCTTTCGGCGCTCAGCGATGACGAACTAGCCGACAAGTTTCACCAAGCCACCTCTGGCGGGACGGTTGACGAGGCAACGCTCGCCGCCGTCGACGCAGAGTGGACGCGGCGCGAGGGACCGGTCGAGGCCGGTACCGACTCGGCTCCGGAGCAAGAGATTGACCGGCTCGTAGCTGTTGGCCAGTCGTACCGGGACGCTTACGCCGAAGTTCACAACATGGACCCGGCGAAGCTCGGTCGGGAAGAACTCGCGGCGGCGATAGACGCGCAGCGGCTACCGGGTGAGACCCGCGAGTCGGCGGTGCGGCGGCTATACGCCGAAACGACGCAGTTGACGTACCTTCGGGCCGAGTCGTGGACAAACGGACACATGCTCTCCCCGGCGGGCCGCTCAGCCGGTGTCACCGCGTCGAGCCTGTTCTCTGGCCAACGAGCTCGGGCCAGGAAGTACGCGAGCGAGGAATTGAAGCGTTTCTGGGACGAGGTTGAGCCTCGCCAGACCTACACTGAGTTCAAGGCGGCCACGCTCGGGCGCGAGCGCGACAAGAAGGCCGCCAAGAAGATCGCCGAGCAAGGCCAAGAACAGGACTTCGGGCTGTGAATACGCCGACTAGCGAGGAGGTCGCCCGCGCCGAGCGCGCCGGGCGTGCGTTCGCGCGGCTGGGGCGTCCCGTCACTGACTGCCCGTGGGACGCCAACGGGGACGGCGGTCAGCGGGTGCTGGCCCGCCGCTTCGTGCGCGGGTTCTCGATGGTGGCCCCACCGGTCGACGTGGATTTCGGCGACTGAGCACCGATCGGTAAGGTCCACCGATCGCGGGTTCCACCTCGGCCGGTCGGATGAGTCGTACGAAGACGTATTGAATAGCCCCCGCCCTTCTGTTTGTGAGTTTCCGAAGGGCGGTCAGGTGAAGGCGCTCCTCGGTCCGCTGCTGAACTCCTCCCCCGTCCCGCTGGCCGCGCGCGCCACGTCGCTGCTGTTCCCGAGCACCAACCACAACGACGCGACCGCACAGATGCGGGCCATGGGGTCGGTCGGGACGCTGTTTGCGATCGTCCACGCCACCAGTAACGCAACCAGCCAGGTCGACTGGAAGCTGTGGCGCAAGGCCAAGTCCGGCCGCCGCGAGGACCGGACCGAGATCACCTCGCACGCCGCGCTCGACCTGTGGCAGAAGCCGAACAAGTTCACGACAAGGCAAGAACTCGTCGAAGCCGGTCAACAGCACGTCGACCTGACCGGCGAGGGCTGGCTGATCGTCGGGCGCAGCCCAAGGGCGAAGATCCCACTGGAGTTGTGGCTGGTCCGTCCGGACCGGATGGCACCGGTCCCGCACCCCACCGACTTCCTGTCCGGCTACGTCTACACCGGACCTGAGGGCGAGAAGGTCCCACTCGACATCGACCAGGTGTTGATGCTGCGCATGCCCAACCCGCTCGACCCCTACCGGGGAATGGGGCCGGTGCAGTCCATCCTCGTCGACCTCGACTCGACCCGCGCGGCCGCTGAGTACAACCGCCGGTTCTTCGATAACGACGCGAGTCCCGGCGGGGTGATCGAGTTCCCGGAGGGGATCTCGGACGAGGACTTCGACCAGTTCTCGGCCCGGTGGCGGGAGCAGCACCAGGGCGTGAACAACGCCCACCGGGTGGCGATCATCGAGCACGGCAAGTGGGTCGACCGCTCCTACTCGATGCGGGACATGCAGTTCGCCGAGCTGCGCCAGGTGTCCGATGACGTGATCCTCGAAGCGTTTGGGATGCCGAAGTTCGCCGTCGGACGCATCGACGACGTCAACCGGGCCAGCGCCGAGTCGGCTACCGCGTGGTTCGCGAAGCGGCTGACCGTCCCCCGCCTCGAGCGGTGGAAGGCCATGCTCAACCACGACCTGCTGCCGTTGTTCGGGGCCACGGACGTCGAGTTCGACTACGAGAACCCCGTCCCCCCCGACTCCGAGGTGTTCAACGCTGAGCGGGACTCGAAGGTCACCGCGGCCGTCGCCCTCATCGGTGCGAACTTCACGGCCGAGAGCGTGGTGAAGGCGTTCGACCTTCCGGCCACGCTGGTGTGGGAGAAGCCCGAGCCCCCACCGGTCATGCCGCCGGAGCCGGAAGACGAGCCGGTAGTGGAGGCGCGGGTGCGCGATGACGCCCGGCCCCGCCGGGGGTTTCGCCAGTACTGGGACTGAAGTCCTGAACATCGACCCCCGCTCCATCGACCTGTCGAAGGTCCAGCGGGACTGGGAACGAGCCCTCGACGCCCTCCTCGACCAGTGGGGTGGCATCACCGCCACCCAACGGAATCAGATCGTCGACCAGGTCCGCTCAGCCGTCACGTCCAACGACGTCGCCGCACTGGCGCGGCTGTCCGTCTCCACCACGGCGGCCGAACAGGCGCTCGTCGAGGCGATGACGGACATGTCCCTACGGGCCGCTGAGCGGGTCGTGGAGGAAGCCCGCGCCCAAGGTGTGCGGATAGACCCGGTAGCCACCGACACGGCCCCGTTCGCCCTCACCGCAGCGGCGCTGGCGGTCCTGTTAGCGCAGGGGCTGACGAACTCGGCCGGCCGGGAAGCGCTTCGCCGCTGGAGTCCGGCCGCCACAGGTGACGAGGTCTCGGCCGCCGTCGGGGAGCACCTGGAGTCGCTGTCGGACTCGTTCCTCGCGGCGAACCTGGGCAACGCCCTGACGAGCGCGCAGAACTCGGGCCGCATCGAAACGATGATGGCGCATCCCGACATCGCCATCTACGCGTCCGAAGTGATGGACGCGAACACGTGTGGCCCGTGCCGCGAAGTGGACGGCCGGTGGATCGGCAACATCGGCGACCCGGACTTCCTGGCGAAGTACCAGGCGCTGTATCCGAACGGCGGCTACGTCAACTGCGAGGGCGGCGTCCGCTGCCGCGGTACGACCGTCAGCGAGTGGCGGCCGCAACAGGTGACTACGGTTGAGGAGGTCCAGTGACGAACAACCGTCGTCGCCCCGTTCGGCTACAGAACCGGACACAGACCGTTCCCGAGCCCACGCGCGCACGGGACTCCTGGTACCGGATCGAGAACCGCACCGACGAGGT